GTGGACGTTGGTTTCTGTTGGAGCTGGAGCAGCTATGGTTGGTTTAACTTACGGTTTGTACCGTTTGTTTCGTGTCTTCTGTGAAAAAGCCGTTGTGCTGTCAGAAGATGATCAGGAAGGACCAGCCTATGAGAAAGGAAACGCAAGGAATCCGATCAGAGTGCCTGGAGCGAAAGGAATGGCAACGAAAGTTGCAGTGAGTCTGCAGGATCAAGGAGTGAACGTGAGAGAAGAAGTGATCTCGGCAATACAGAGAAATATCCTTAGGGTGGAAATCCGTTGTGATTCAAAAGCACCTCGAGGACTGTGGTCGATGGCTCTAGACTCTGCAACTTTACTCATTCCAAATCATTTCTACAAAAGTTATGTGGAAGAGGAGGACCAAACTCGCCAGATCTTTATAGAGACGAGATCGCGACGAGGAGTGAGGCTGGGTTTTCAACCGCTCAGCATAACAGGAGTCAACAGCGAAGTTGTGGTCGAGACTGGGTACTTCGGAGGAAAACGGGATCTTCGTTTGGTGAGTCTGACAGATACAGTTCTGCAAGTTAAGTCAATTCGTCATTTTGTGATGAAAGCAGAAGACAAGAAGACTTACATTGATTCCGAGATTGCTGCCTTGTGGTTAACTCAAACCTCAGTGGAAAGAGCAGTGATCTCGTACTCTAATGTACTGGAGAAGAGAGATGAGGTTGGACTACCAGGAAAGACGGAAACGAACTCGAGATCTGGAGACTGTGGGAGACCTTACTTGGTGAGAAATGCTACGAAGATGCGACCCATTATTGGGTTACATGTGTGGGGGAAGGAAGAAGCAACCCACAAGATTGTTGGAGTGGCAGATTTCACCCTGGAGGGTGTTGAGAGTGCAGAGAAGGCAATTGAAGGACGAATCTTTGTGCCGGCCAAGTGTAACATGTGGGACTTGTGTGATGATGACAGTGTTGAGATCTTTGAAGAGGCAGAGGAGTGTCCGTACTGGAATTCTGAAGTGGAGATGATTGGACAGGTGGCGATGAATGGAGAAAAGTTACATCGACACCTTCCAAAGAAGACTGCTTTCTCGAGGACAGGACTCAAGCATAAAGACTGGGAGGATGAATATCTCCCAGCTCGAGCAGGAGTTGTTGGCAACGTGCATACACTGTACACGAACCTTCAAAAGTACGAGCCGACAGCGAAGAAAACGGTTCCAGTTGGCTTGCACGAACATGTAGTGTCTTACATGTTGGATCGAGTTCCAGAGACAGAGGACGGAGACTTGACTGAGCATGAAGTTATCAATGGGTTTGATAACTACCCAGGATTGGTGATGGACACATCGCCTGGGTACTTGGCTAAGACGTTTGCGAGAGGAAAGACAGAGTTGTTTGATCCGTTACCGCAGAAAGAGGGAGAGAAAGTGCAGTATGAGTTTTCTGATGTGGCTCAGACAAGAATAATTCCGCATGTGCAGAAAACTTTCACTCAGCACTACACTGACGAGTTAGAGAGAGTGGAGAAAGGAGACGTACCTCACGTCTTGTGGGTGGCAGTAAACAAAGACGAACTGTTGTCACTCACAAAAGTTCAGACTGGTAAAGTACGAGTGTTTGTGGCACCAGAGTTGACACACACTCTACTTCAGAGAAGGAAGTGCGGTCGTTTCATTGCGTGGGCAAAGAAGAACTTGGGTTTCAGGCTATGCCACGCGATAGGAGCGGACAAGGATGCGGTTTGGGGCGCAATGAGAAGGCGTTTCCACGAGGTTGGAGACCAAGGGTTCGACATCGATTATAGTAACTTCGATGGAACAGAGACAGTTCAAGGATTCAATGTGATTTTGGCTCTCATGGACAAGTACTACGGCAACAGAGACCGGTTGGCGCGGGCGTCAATCGTACGGTCTATTACACACGCCTACATAGTTGCAGGACCTTACTTGTGTCAGACGACACAGGGTAATAAGTCAGGTAATGCAGCTACTGACATTTTCAATTCACTGATCAACTGGTATAACATGCTGGTTGCGTTGGTGGTGAGTCAGTTGATGGCAGGCGTGCCGAGGAACTTGGACGTGTTCACGAAACGGGTGCGATGCTTGACATATGGAGACGACGTCATAGTGACAGCAGG